ATGATTTCGTTTAACAATCTTGGTAATCTTGGAAGACTTGCCAATCAAATGTTTCAGTATGCATCTCTTAAAGGCATAGCAAGACATCGTGGATATGAATTTTCTATACCACCTGTCAATGTCTTTGGTAAAAGAGATCCTGTGGTTGCTACTGCTGAACTGAATATCTATGACGTGTTTGGTTTAGATAAGAAAAACAAGGTTGGTTTAATACCTAATCAGCTATTAGCGGAGAGAATGCATACCTTTGATGTTGAGTTGTTTGAGAATTGTCCAGATAATGTAGACATCTTTGGGTACTATCAGACACACAAATACTTTGAACATATTGAGGATGAGATAAGAAAAGACTTTACTTTCGATCCTCAACTAGTTAAAACATGTAAAGAGTTTCTTGAATATACTTATGTCTTTAGGGATGTGATTGCTCTTCATATTAGGAGAGGTGATTATGTTTCTAATCCTAATCATCCATCACAACCAATACTATATTATCAGAGGGCATTAGAACTTCTACCTGATTTAGATGTTGTAGTTTTTTCTGATGATACTGAATGGTGTAAGCAGCAAGAGATATTCTCCTCTGATAGATTCTCTGTATCAGAAGGTAATACAACTGATGCTGATTTATGTTTAATGTCTTTATGTCAGTATCATATCATTGCTAACTCATCCTTCTCATGGTGGGGTGCATGGTTGGCAAAGAGTAAGAAAGTTATTGCTCCCAAGAATTGGTTCGGTGGTGACTGTGTAAATAAAGATGTTTCGGATATGGAGTTTGCGAACTGGACATGGATATGATTGAAGACTGGAGTTGTTTAGCACAACATGATACTACACCCTATACAGAGATATGTTTAGAGGCAGTAGAGAATGATGAAGTATTTGCAAGATTTAAACAAGACCCAAGATATACTGCTATCTTAGAACACGTACCACCTGAACAGGGTGAAGAGTATGCTCGTACTATTCAGGCATATGAATTAGATGAAGATATAATCAATTCATTTAAAGAGAATGATAGTATTGGTGGTGCTAATCTTGTAGAGTATGATGAACCATTTGGTATAATCTCTCCATCAACTCTTAGGTATATACAGAATGCATTAGATATATCTTACTTTTATGGTGAAGGTGAACTGAATAAGATTGCAGAGATAGGTGGTGGATATGGTGGACTGTGTAAGACTATCAATTGTCTATGTGACTTTGGTGAGTATCACATTTATGATATAGAACCAGCATCCAAATTACAGAAGAAGTATTTGTCTAATTTTAAATTGGATGGTGAGGTTATACATCATTCAGTACCAGAGAAATTAGAAGATGTAGATTTAGTAATTAGTAACTATGCTTATTCTGAATTGAATAAGGAGTTACAGGATGTGTACTATAACAATGTAATTAAGAATGCCAAGAAGGTTTATATGATATTGAATAGAGGGCAGGTAAGTAGAGAAGTATTACTGAATCGTGCAAAAGAAGATTTTCATGTTACAATAGAAAAGGTACTGGACTTTTGGCCTCCTAATGGATACCTTTATTTCACAACTATGGAGAAGAAATGAAAATTTGTATCTTAACTATTGCAACTAATAAGTATATTCAGTTTGTTGAAGAACTCTATGATAATATTCAAGAGAATTTTTTGAATGGGCATGAGATTGAATGTCTTTTATTTACTGATCATGAAGTAGAGACTTCTGATAATGTAAGAGTCTGTCAGATTGAACATGAAGAGTGGCCGATACCAACTCTAAAGAGATACAATTACTTCATGAAAGAGAAGGAATACATATCTAAGTTTGATTATTGCTTTTACTTTGATGTAGATATGAGTATCGTTGACAAGGTTGGTGATGAAGTTTTAGAAGACTTAGTAGCAACCATGCATCCATATCAATCATTCTATCCAAAGGGCGATAGATCTTATGATAGAAACCCTAAGTGTTTGGCATACGTTAAACCTGGTGATGAAGGACAGTATTATTATGCTGGTGGATTCAATGGTGGTAAGACTGAGAAGTTTCTTGAGATGTCAGAAGTAATTGCTGAGAGGGTTACAAAAGATTTAGATAATGGTATAATAGCATTGTGGCATGATGAATCACATATGAATAGATATTTGATTGACAATCCACCTAGTGTAAGTTTAACTCCCTCATATGTTTTTGCAGAAGAGCAGATGGAAAATCCTAGTTATCCATACGAACCAAAGATTGTAGCATTGAAAAAGAATCATAATGAACTTAGATCTTAGAGAAATATCTGCTGTTTATATCAATCTAAAGAAGGATGTAAAGAAAGACTTTGCAATGAAGGCTCTTATACTTGATTGTGGGTTTAAGAATACTATTCGTGTAGAAGCAGAATACACACCTAATAGTTTGGCAGGATGTTCTCTGTCACATTATAATGCATTAAATGAGATTGATCCACCATTCATTGTCTTTGAAGATGATTGTGTTGTTAAGAACTTTAATCCAAATATAGAGATACCTGATGATGCTGATGCAGTTTATCTTGGTATATCATCATGGGGTAGAATGAATGCACATTCAGGACCGTTTGTTCAATATACACCTGTAGCAGATAATCTATTGAGAGTTTATAATATGTTAGGTGCTCATGCTATACTATACTTGAGTGATGAGTATGTTTCTTTGTGTAGTAAGATTGCTAAACATGGTTATGATACAGCAGATCATCAGGACATAGGTTTTGCTGATGTGCAAAAGTATTATAATGTATATGCCTTTGATGATCCCATGTTTTATCAGACAAGTTCTAATGGAACAGATCAACGATTGAGCTCATATCCTACTATGGAACTATTCCAGTATAGTAAAAATTATTGGCTACCAATGGGGGTAAATTGATGAATGCATTAGTTACTGGAGGAGCAGGTTTTATTGGTTCTAATCTTGTAGATAGATTACTTGATAGAGGTGACATGGTAGTAGTTGTAGATAATGAAACTGCAAATACTCATGAGGAAACTTATTGGAATGATAATGCTATCAATGTTAAGGCAGATGTAAATGATAAAGGGTTTAATAATATTGTAACTAACATTGATTGTATATTTCATCTAGCAGCAGATATTTCTATTCCATATTCTATAGAGAATCCTGTAGCAACCTATGCAAATAATGTTCATGGGTTATTGAATGTTCTTGAGACAGCAAGAAAGAATGATATAAAGAAAGTTATCTTCTCATCAACTGCAGCAATCTATGGACTGACTGATAAGGTATGTGTAGAGACAGATACTCCAGATCCATTGAACCCTTATTCAGTATCTAAACTTGCTGGTGAACAGTTGATGAAAATGTATCATGATTTGTATGGTATTCAGACAGCATCATTAAGATACTTCAATGTATATGGTCCTCGTCAATCTAATACAGGGCAATATGCTCCTGTAGTGGGTATATTTCAGAAGCAGAAGGAAAACAATAGTGCATTAACTATTGTGGGTGATGGGAAGCAAACTAGAGATTTTGTTCATGTGCATGATGTAGCAGATGCAAATATACTCCTTGCTGAGTCTGATGCGACTGGAGTATATAATGTAGGTACTGGTGTTGAGTATTCAGTTAATCAGATTGCTAATATGATATCTGATGTTCAAAGGAATGTTCCACCTAGAGTTGGAGAAGCAAGAAGAAGTCTTGCTGATAGTTCTAAACTTAGAAGTCTTGGTTGGGAACCAAAAATAAAATTGGAGGATTGGGTTAATGTTTAATATTTTTTATAGGACAAGTCATTTACAGGGTAGAATGTCTGGACCTATGAAGGTTATACAAAGTCTATGTCAATCCTTAGATGATTGTGGTGTGAAGTATGCTACTAATGAAGAAGTCTATAAGCATAATTTCTTTTTACATTGGGATCCTTATCATGTTGAGATATATAAGAATCTTAAGAATAAAGAGTCTCTATTAGTAGGTCCACAGATGTGGCCTTTTGCTCCTGAGTTTAAAGAACTAACTGAGTATGGAAAACTTGTAGCACCTTCTTGGTGGGTAGAGAATAAACTTAAGAAGTATTTTGGTGTAACTAAGTGTTTAGTTTGGCCAGTTGCCATATATAAACCTGATATTCAATATTCAGTTATAGAGAATGATTGTTTAATCTATCATAAGAATAGAAGTCAGGAAGATTTAGATTATATGAAAGAACTTCTTAATAGAAGAAGATTATCTTACACACAGCTTCAGTATGGAAGTTATACTCAAGATAATTTTAGAAGAGCACTAGCATCTGTGAAATTTTGTGTTATAATTGATAATACCGAAAGTCAAGGTATTGCTATCCAAGAAATGATGGCAGCAGGTAAACCATTATTTGTTTGGGATACACCTGTATGGGATCATATGGGGCAAGAGTATGCTGTTCCAGCATCATCAGTTCCTTATTGGTCATATGAGTGCGGTGAGAAGACTTCTGAAAAGGATGCTCTTAGTTTATCACTGGATCATTTTCTTAGTAGAAAAGAAAATTATAAACCAAAAGACTTTATAGATAGAGAACTATCACCACAAGCATCAGTTAAGATTCTTACTGACTATTTTAATTTACAAGAGTAACTATGAAAATTCGTGATAAAACATTATCTGTTCTTCAACCGCATGGTGGAGATGAAGAAGTTAATGCTTTAAGGGATACTATTGAAAGTGGTTGGTGGGCTAAAGGACCAAAGGTTGCTCAGTTTGAAAAGGAATTTGCTGAGATGGTGGGTGCTAAGTATGCTATTGCAGTAACTAGTGCTACACATGGACAGGACTTAGTTCTTAAAGCAATGGGTATAAAGGATTGTGATATTATAAACCCAACTAATTCTTTTATGACAACGGCAGTTGTTCCCTTATGGAATAATTGTACATCTAATATTGTAGATATCTTACCAGATACTATGTGTATTGATCCAGAAGACGTAAAAAGAAATTTAAAACCAAATACAAAAGCGATTATTGCTGTCAATCAAGCTGGTGTTCCTGCAGATATTGATGCGATACGTGAGTTCTATGATGGTTTTATTTTAGAAGATTGTGCACATAGTTGTTATACTCCTGGTGCTGGAACCAAAGGTGATGTTGCAGTTTGGTCATTTCAAGCAGTAAAGACTATGCCTTGTGGTGATGGTGGTATGATTACCCTGAACGATAAGGACTTATATGAGAAGTTAGTTCCTATGACTTGGTTGGGAATTAGTAGTACATATTCTCGTGTAAAGAATACTCATAATGGTAAGCCAGGTTATACTTGGGACTATGAAGTTGATATTCTTGGATACAAGTGCTATATGATTGATATTATTGCAACTATATGTTTGGAACAGATGAAGAAGTTGCCTAAGAATTTAGAATGGCGTAGACATATTCAACATAGATATAGTACAGAGCTTGCTGAGTATATTAAACCACCTGTTTATAGTGATACAGTTCAGTATTATTGTGCTAAGGTTCCTCCAGAGCATCGTAATCTTTTAATTAATTATCTTGCAGATAAGAATATTCATACTAGTATTCACTTTAAACCACTTCATAAGTTTAAACTTATGAAGGAATTTACTAAACGTGAGTATCCTGTGGCAGATGTAGAATGGCAGAAGTTAATTAGCTTACCTTGTCATTCTGCAATGAAAGAAGAAGATATTGATTATGTAATGTATTGGATTAGAGAATATTTTGCTGAGATGAAGCACACATATGTTACTGATGATTATCTTGTACATCATGGTTCTATTATTGAGGAGAGGAATTAAAAATGAGAACTGAAATCTTTTGTTTCGTTTATAATAGAACGGACTTGCTACCAAGACAACTAGCATGTTTTCGTAAATATTTTAAAGGTGAATATAACTTAAATGTTGTATGTGATTATAGAGATGATAGGTATGTGAATACCTTTGCTGATATATGTGAGAAGGAAGGAGTTAATTTCTATAAGCGTAGGTCTGAACCTGGATATGGTCCTAGTGAATATGCTGGACAGACTCTTACATGGGCATACGAAACCATTATGAAAGGACAGGATGCACTTGCACTGTTAGTTGATAATGATATGTTCCTTATTGAAGATTTCAATATGGAAGAATATATGGAAGGGTATGACTTTGCTGGACTGCATCAACAAAGAGGTGACATATCCAGGTTC